CCCAAACTACAAAGCATATATGCTTCACCATGTTTGGATCAGCAGTACCATAAATACATGATGTGATAATGCCGTTGCCTGTCTTGCGGTCATACACATTGTGAAGACCATCCAATACAAGCAATTCACCAACGAGAATATCATCGCGGTCATGCAGCAGAGGAGCGTTGTTTATTCCAAACTTATTGCCAAAGTGCATCTTTTTTGGGCGTTCACTTATTTTGGAGATGAGATGTTTCATCTGCCGAAACGTAGATCCAGAACGAGATATGAATTTCTTATCCCGTACATGATAATAAGCAAATACTCCATTGGCCTTGCATTGTGCAAGTGCATAAGGATCAAAGCTGATATTGCCAATATCTTTTTCGGTTGAACATCGTTGATATGGAGTGATTCTGACAAAATCAGGATACGCTTTGTTGATGGTAATGGCAGATATTCCACAACATAGATCTTTCTTGCACATCATCTCTGTCAACTTGTATGTCTCAGGATCGACAGATGCCGCCTTGAATAGCCTGTCTTTGTCTGCCATGCTGACACCCGGCTGAAGACTGAACTGCTTCAGCAGCGCAAGGATATCTTCTTCCCCGGTGAGACGTGACAACACCCCTTGCAAGGATGCTGCTTTTTTAATTGGTGGAAATTTGTTTATTCCAAATACAATGTGCTCAGAATATGTTCCGTATAGAACTTTTCTGAATACTGGATCGGCGGGCATGAATTCCTTGAGCAGTTCGATCTTAGCATTTGTGGATGCTGTCTCTGCTATTTTTTGGATCTTGTGATATATGTGTTTAAGTGAGTTGCTCATTTGTGTCTTCCATCTGTAGCATACTTTCGTCTGAATGCGCTGCACTCAAAATCACTGTACCCAAGAGTGAGATATTCATAACGGGTCATTTTTGGTGGTTTATACCTGTATGGATGATTATCAGGAAGGAGATGGGTTACACCCCATTTATGTGCCAAATACCCTTCCACTTCAATCCGATCCTTACTGTTCTTCTTGCATATAATGCAATCGCACTCAGTGATATCGTTATCACCCAACATTGGAAGCCTCCGTTCCAAATACATGGTCGTATTCAATGATTGAAACTTCGAGCAGACTGGAGTGGAACATGGTCAGTGCTACATCATTGCTAATCTTCCATCGTTCACGTGTTTCCGGATCTTTCGGGATCACACTTACCACCCGTGCAATCCCTGATTGGATGATAGCTGCTGCGCACTGAGCACATGGAAGTAATGGATACACATAAATGGTATATCCTTTCAGATCCTGCTTAGCCATAAGGATAGCATTGACCTCAGCATGGATGATTCTTTGATATTTTTCCTCTCTGGTTTGTAGGGTATGATCATCCGGCACTCCTGCTGGATAGCCGTTATATCCAGCAGAAACAATCCGATTCCTGTCACGCACAATAACAGCACCACATTTTGTGGACGGATCTTTTGACCATGTGGAGATGTACCGGCAAAGAGAAAGGAAACGACGATCCCACTTGTGCATGCGTTCGTGCTGTTGAGCAACGGTGAATGATAGAGACATTTTATTTAATCCATAATGAGATATGTGGCGCAGTTAGGACACCATGTCCCTGTCGGCGTCACAATGAATAATTGATTTCCACATTGACACTCGTAAACTTCATCGTCTGGAGCGGATACATGGTAGTAAAAATGACCACGCAGTAATTTACAAGAGGGGCACTCAAGCCATTTTTCACCATCTACCGGCTGAACAGCTTCCCACTGGTGTCTGCACTGGACACATATAGCAGTTCCAGTAATGCACTCAGTGTTATCTTCTTTGTATTGGTTCAGATCAATTACTTTGCCCATGAAATCCTCTCTTGTTTGTTTTCTCTGTGATGCCGCTTAACTTCAGACCAGATAATAACTCGTATACTATATAAGTCAATATTGAATTATTCTTCCAAGAAATTTCCCCGAATCACTTTGATCTGTTCCATGATGTCCCTAGCAAGAGACTCTACAGATTCTCCTTTTTCCACATTAGCACGAAGTTCAATTTTCGTGGATTCATAGTTCCCATCATTGAACGTCTTGGAAATAGATATGGACTCATATTTAATTTCCTTTAGATCACCCTGTTTCCGTTTCTTCACATCGAATTTGAATCCAGCCATGTTGTTCTTCCTCAGTTGTCTAAAATATTCATGGTGTAAAATACTTCTTTGCATTGGGATACCCCAAAGAAATTGACATCGAAGTATTCTGTTGGACATTGCAGAAACATCTTTTCATTGTCGGCAGTAAGTACAGAGCAAGTGCCATATCCATTTGCATTAGAGTCACCGGCACAGGTTATTCTCTTCACTTTAATATTATTTTGGGAAAGGAATTTTGTAGCCAGTTCTGTAGCACGCCTCTCTGTGGCCCCTCTGTTATTCAGGAGTGCGCTGCCGAAAGTAGTGCCGAGAATCAATATGATTGCGAACACGATCAGTGCCTCTATAACTGTGAATCCTTTTTCGTTCATTTCATATCCTCCGTTTCTATATGCATGCAATCGAAATACAAGCAGTTGGAATCGTGATCCAGTATTCGCACACCATGCCTGCCACAAGCAGGGCATCTCTCAAGTCGATTTTTCCTTCCATACACAACATCAAAAACTGTGGCTACTTCTGTAAGTATTTCTGCTTTACTGAGCCATTTATTTGGCACGCGACTTACCTCCATAGAATTCAGGAACGATTTCATAGAGATCAAAGCATTTCTTTAAAGGAACTGTCAACTTTCCGGACTTTGGATAACAGGGACAATTTGTCTTTCCAAGTGATGTCATCTTTTTCTTCAGTCTGTTGTATGATATTTTAGTCAGTTTTGGTTCTCTTGGTTTCTCCGATGGATGAATGTATGGCATGTGCGGTTTCTCAAGATATTCTGCCATTGCTCGTAATGTGTTGGGCAACTCCTTTGATGATATTCCATAACGAGTGGAATTATTTTCAGACTTTGCAAGAAAAACATTACATGATCTGCATAATACTCCACGAATAAGTCCACTTCCACCTATACGTTTTCTGTGTGAGTGATCGAGTACGGGACTGTGTGCAGGTCGCATGCAAATTGGACAATACCCCTTCTGCATCTTGAGAATATTCCGACGATAGATTGGAACATCAGATGCAGTCAGTTGTTTTGGCTTTGGTTCTGATTTTGATTTAGCAAATTTCACTAGCGCAACCTCATATACTTTACAAATGAATTGAAATCCTGAGCAAAACTTTTAAATCTGAATCGTTTTATAACAGATTGCATTCCTAGCACAGAGGGTGAGTCAGGACTGATCACAGATACAGGCGTGTCTTTCAGCGGCAGGACTGTCAAAGCCTCGTTTCTGGCCAACACACGGGCATTCCTTGGGTCAGTGAATGCCTTGTATGTATTGGCGGTTTCCTTCAACTCCCCACGTAAATATTTCAAGGCTGTTTTCTCACCAATATTTCTGGAAGACATTTCTCCATTTGGCATGAATACATGAATTCCTGGAACCTTATCAGAAGTACAGCCTCCAAATTTCTTTACGTCTGCCCACTGTGCTGGTTTTATTTTATATTCATCCACAAAGTCTGATTGTGAGTACACTTTCATTTTATCATGTTTGACAATCCATGTACAGTCATCAAGGCATTGGTACATGTCCTTGTCCAGAGTGACGATCATTTTGTTGTGCATGGATTGGTATTTTTTAGATACGGCAGCAATAATATCATCTGCTTCATACCCATCGTATTCAAATATATTTTTATATCCAATAGCTGGAAGTATTTCTTTTTTGATAATGTCAAATTGAGGATATGATATTTCATCCAGTTTAATCTGATCTTCGGTCTTCTCTGTTCTGTCTTGTTTGTAGCCTTGGTATATCTTCTTCCGTTTACTGGTATTACTGTCACATGCAAAAACAACAACATCATTTGGAACTGTTTTCAGAATATTTCGTAATTTCATCAAGAACCCATAAATTACGAATGTGTGCGTATCACCGGTTTTCAATTTGGAAACTTTGCCCACTCCATGCTTGACATTATGCATAATGGAATGGAGGTCTACGATTACTATGTTCTTGAATTGCATATAATTTCCCATGAAAAAGGGTGGTGCACATAACGTACACCACCCTTTTGTATCAGATAACTACACTGAGCAACTACCTTGTATTACCAGTCCTCTCCATCACCACCGCCAGCTTCCTCACCGTCTTCATCTCCATCCTCGTCATCGTCGCTCTCCATAAGAGCAATGACGGCATTCCGGAGTTCGCTGACCTTCGGGTACTCAGCCGGATCAATCGGGATCTCATTGTCCTCGATCAACTGGATGATGTCTGCCTTCTTCATCTGGCGAATGTCATCAGCAGTGATCTCTTCGTCACCTTCGCCAGCTTCCTCACCGTCTTCCTCATCAGCACATGCTCCCGGTACATCCTCTTCCTGCAAGGACTCAAGCCCTTCGGCCAGTGCGGCAATGCTCTCTTTGATCTCAGCCTGCTCTGCTTTCAGTTCTTCCAGCAGACCGAGTACTTTCTTCAGACCAGCACCCAACTTGTCGATGGTCATGCCTGCGGCTGCGGTTGCTGCGGGCTTCTTCTCAGATGCTTTCGGGGCTGCGGTTGCTGCGGGTGCCTTCTTTCCAATACGTGCCATTGTTAATACCTCTTCTTCCTTTGGGGTTGGATATCGGCCATGAGTTTGTCATATGCTTTTTGACATTCCATGGCCAACTGGACTTCTTTGTTTTTCTGCTCTACTGCCGAAATCAATTTACTACGTGAAACTTCTTTCTCTGGATAGAATCCCTTGGTTTCAATCTTATTCGCAGATCCAGTCCAGTGTTTTAGTGCAAGGAGGAAATCTATACATGACTTGATATTGTCTACTCCATATCCTTCAAGAATGGATATGTTTGCGATTCCCTTCCTGCCAATTAACTTGTTCTTTTTCACTGTCATTCGTGTTTCCACACGAATTACTTCAGATTTGTGGGTGCTGTGTTTTTCAGTTCCCACTACAGCAAGCCATAACTCATGGTATGAATAGAACTTGAGTGCATCACCTCCTGATCTGATTTTTGGATTGAACATAGCCGTGGGGCTAATGTTCTGCCGGGTTTGTGAGACAATGATACAGAGTGATTGGTTTGCTTTCAATTTTTCTTGCAGCTTACCACCGAATTGAGAAAACAGCTTTGCTTTTCCGTCACCAAAGGATTCTTTTTTATCCTTTCCATCGTCGATCAGCTTGATGTTCTTTGCTCTCAATTCTTCTGCTGCCAGAGTGGTCATCCCGTCAAATGAGTCTACAACATATATAATCTTCTTCCCTGCGTCAAGTCTCTTTTGCACATCAACTTCAAAATATTCATGGCATTTCGTACTAATGATTTCCAAACGAGACGCCAGTTTTGTACCGAACAAATTGGCAATATCAAATCCATTTGCATTTTCGGTATCGTTATACACAAGCTGGTACTTGTCAAAATATGGATCTAGTGAACACTCAGCGAGGATACCCAATGCAATAAGGCTCTTTCCCGTGTGCGAGTCACCGATGAGATTGACAATGGTGCCTAGCTTGAATGCTCCCTTGTACGAGCCAGAGCAGCGAAGATTCAGGGTTGTGCTTGGAGTTGGCACAAGATGCAATTCGACCGCAGGAGAGGACGCTGCCACACTGGCAACAGCGTCCTTAACCTCCGCGACTTTCTTTCCAGAGCGTTTAGCTGTAGGATTAAGCCGGATGCCCATAGTTTACCGCCGCTTTCCAAGTTTGAACTTTTTGCGCACTTTCGGCTTCGCTGCTTCATGTGCTTTACTGCCATCATCCTCTTCCTCATCATACCAGCTTGGAGTAGTGCCGCCACCAGAATCGAATGGGACATCATCCTCCATCGGAATTCCTTGGAAGTTATCTCCTGCTGCACTGTTGGATGATTCAGGTGCGCTTTTCAGCGATTTGAGAGTTCCAAAGAAATCCCGTTCCATATCACTGTAGTCAGGCTGTAGCTTGATAACATCCTCCAAAGGGAATGTCATGTCAAGCAACTTCTTTGGAATGGGGCGTTCACGGGGATACAGGGCATGTCCAACATAATTGATCTTCGTCTTTCCCTCTTTCTGCACCTCGAACACAACATTGTAGCCGTTGATTGGATTGGAGAACTGACGCACACCACCACCTTTCGGCAACGTAACCAGTGCATTCAGCTTTGCTTCCATGTAGAAGTGAGAAACGTGCCAGAGTTGCAGGCCCTTCGCTTCTTCTTCCGGAGTATCATGTACCCAGACAAAATAGATAGCACGTCTGGAAGTCTTGATTCGCTTCCAATCCTCGATGTCAAGGCGGTTGTTATCCATGTATGAACAGATCGGGCAAGGTTTGCCGTAATTCATACGAGGACACACGTAATCAGTCTTTGTCTCACCAATATTCCGGTGTACCTCAACATCAATGAGGTAATCGAACTCACCTTCCTCGGTAACTGGTTCGCTGCTGTCACGACCAAGAGGCATGCCGGGACCAGCAATGAATGGAATGATGTCAATGGTGTGCTGTCCTTCTTTTGCATACCATGTGGACATTCCTTCGGGGAACGCTTTGTGGTCAAAAAGCGTATCGCGTTTGGAAACACCTTTTTGATCCTTGTTTGCTACTTGTTGTTTGTGTCGCCGTGCCAGTGAACGTGAAAGTGCCTCTTCATACTTTTCACTCACGGTACGATTGCGGCCGGTACTGCTTTTCTTTTTGAACATTTCGTTTCCTGTGCCTTTGTGGATAAGTGGGGCTGTCCCTAGTTCCTATTTGGCCTTATGCTCGTTTTACGTCTGAGCAGGACTTTAGAATCCTCCTTTTTTACTTTTGGGGTTGCGTATATACCAGCTATCTTCATGGACACAATGTTTCCTAAGATTGCTCTCTTTTGGAATATTGCTTCCTTTGCTCCAGCCAGCACGTTTACGTTGTAGCAAGATTCGGAATAGTTCCTTTGTGCCTTAACGTACTCTGGATTGGCATATACCCAATTTTGTATTTGCTTCTCAGTTGGCCTTCTTGAGAAGTATTTATCATAGTCAGCGCGAACTTTATTGTCAAGTTCAATGTACAGCAAATCAATCTTCTGTTTGAGATGTTCTTTTTCTTTAATGGCAGCAGCATGAAGTTCGGCATATTCCATATACAGGATAGGCTGGTTCTCAAGTTCCTGTTCCAGTAAATTGGAATTTATGGAGAGATCATCTTTGTATTTATTCATGGCTCTCTTTTGGCCTATTGATGTTTCTGTCCCGATACACCTGTGCCAATTTATTTGCTACAATTTCAGCAAGTCCCTCTGGATCTAATCCTATCTTTTGAATGAATTCATCACTATAGGCATAGGTGTATTCCACACTATCACCGACTCGCACACGTAAGAGACGTGCAAGCATATCAACTTCCACATTTAGAATATTCAACTGATAGTGCATACGGGAGTACATTGCGGATATGGCTGCATTTGGATTCACATCCAAAGCTCGCGCCACATCACGTTCCCATGCTTCGGCTGTATATCCATCTTCATAGTTAATGCGCCCGGTACGCATAAATTCATCGAGACTTGGAACTTGTATAGATGGAGTATTGTGCTTTGCATAAAACGCGGAGCAGATCCGATTAAATCGCTTATCCATTGATTTGATAAACAGCTTTAAATTCTCTTTGTCTTTATCTGCAATGCGCAGCAGTGCCCGTTGATGCTCTGTCTTATTAGCGGCCTCTCTTGCAATATTTTCCAATCGGATTTTGTCACGTTTAAACATAGCATTCCTCAATAATGGTTTTGATTAAAAGTTAAATGGACCGTACTTATCTTCCAACATGCGTAAACAATGTTTGCACTTTACTACCTTATTTGCAGCAAGTTTACGCTGAACACTAACAGATAGGCATGCTCCATCAAAAACATAAACATGTCCACTGCATAATGCTTTATGGGCTTCTCTTGGAGAATTTTGCACTGCCCCATATAACGGTGCATGCAGTCGCGTACCATACCAATTTGGATACCATTGTACAGCAGTCACTATGTTTCCATTCTCTTCTGGAAGTAAATACTGAAATGTGATGTTACTCATAAGCCAGTAGAGATTCTGTGTAGTATTGCGAAAAATCCAGTCACCTAGACGGCAAATGAACTTCATTCCATACTTTTTGTTTTCATATATGCACAGGATGGGGATACCACATTCCCATTCAGCCGATTTATTCCAACCTATTTGGTGATAAATACGATTCTTATATTTTGAAGTGAACTGCACTGCTTCCACACCTTCGGCAAAATGTGGGTAGTGTTTAAATACTCCATCAGTTGAAGACATCACATCCTCCTATTTGTATATTGAACGAATTCTGTGCATCTGTAATATTCTGTAAGCAGCAGCGATCATATCTTTCCAATCTTTCCGCAGAAAGAACAGAGGGCTGTGTTCTGCTAGTTGCACCAATCTGTACAATGTGTCAGATAATTCATGTATGGCATATGTGGATCTATTTTTGTGTAAGTCGATGAGATGATACAACTCAGCTTTCGCTTTAGATATGTTGTGCGCCACATTCTTTAACTTCATGTACTCCGCAACAAGGTCTTCAAACTCTTTATTACGCTCATCGAGCACCTTTTGCAGTTGCTCATTTTCCTTGACACATTTTTCCAATTTAACAGTATCGCTCTTTACAGATCCTGCCTGAAAATACAATGTCTGCAATTGAGCAAATGACTCGTCTGTTGATATCTCTGGAAAACCTTTAACCAAAATACTGAATAAGTCTGCATAGCACTTTGCAATACATCTAGGATCAGAGGGGTACGGATCTGGAGCGTGTGATTCGTCAGCATCCTCACCCGGCAATGCTTCATATGTATTTCTGTATCTGTTTATAGCGCCTTCTCGTTCCAACTTATCCATCAACTGTGCAGAAAAAGATACTTTTTTATTGGGACCATCTGATGCGTTCTCTTGTGTCATATCGTTATCCTCCGTTGCAGTTAAGATCATTCCACACATGTTCAGATTAATGTCAGTCATCCATTTCTACACAAGACAGATAGCACGCCAAAACGAATCCGGGCTTACCTGAGTCATAGAAATTGTTCTTGAAGTTCAACATTACATTGGCCACTCGGGCAGATCCATGGGAGAGCAGGACTTTCTCCATCCACGAAAGAACCACACGCCTTGCTGATTCACCATCCATAGATAATCCGCGTAGAAGTGGTGCTAATTTCTTCCATCGGATAGTTTCATCCTTGATATAAGGATCAGACAGGACTTTGCATATGTCCGCGATCTCTCCAGAATCATCGGTAAACGATACACTATCCAACAGTTTCAACATCTCATCCTTATCTTCCATATCAAGGATAGAATCGAGAAGTTTGAGTGCCTGTCCCGGTGAGCCAGCAGCAACTTTTGTCAGCTTTTGAATTATCTCTTTGGAGAATTTACTTGGATTGATTCCTTCTTTTTTCAGAACATCCCTGAGCAGAGGGATCATGTCACTATCAGGAAGAGGGGCCAGACTGTACTGGTGACACCTGCGTTTGAGTGAATCTTTCAGTGCTTCTGGATTGGTTGTGCAGATGCACCAGTGAACATAAGGCGGCGGCTCTTCCAGAATCTTCAGCAAAGCCTCTTGTGCTGGCTTGGTCATCATGTGGGCCTCGTCCAGCACAATGACCTTCTTACCACCTGACAATGGCATAAACTTGATCTTGGTACTCAGATCACGCACTTGATCAACACCACGGTCATCAGCCGCATTCAGTTCTGTAAAGTCAGAATCAGAACAGTGTACGGCTTCTTTGACGATGCGTGCAAGGGTGGTCTTGCCGGTCCCCGCAGGACCAGTGAACAGGAATGCAGATGGCGGGTTCTCTCTACTCAAAACAGATATGAGAGAGTTTATGACGGCTTTGTTTCCAATGAATTCATTCAGAGTTTTGGGGCGGTATAATGTGTGTAATGCTGGCATGTGATCCTCGATTGGAAAGATTCAACTACGGCATTGATGGCCACTATAATAATGCATTTTGGCACTGTCAATGAATTTACAAAGGGGTTAATGACAATCTGAGATTCGCTCTGTATTTCGTATTGCATTTAGAACATAGAATATACCCCATCATGGAAGACTTGTGCGTGATACTGGCTACATGCGGGGGCATATTATCTTCAGTGTACGCTATTCCTTGTCCCTCACTATGGATAACCACAGCTTCCACCATGTTGTTGCACTTGGGACAAGTGAAGTAAAGGAAGTCATGTTTGACCTTGATCTTATTTTCCATAGACTTCACTCAGTACTATTTTTCCTGTATCAAGCATATGTGCGGGCACAACATAGGAACTGGATAGATTCCCACCATCCTCAAAAGGCCGTGTGATTTCAGCCTCTGCTTGCATTGGGACATTCATCCATTTAAATGTTTTATGCAAATTTGTAATGATGCTATTGATTGCAGGGGCGTAGATGTTGATTTCTTTGATAGGCACACTGGCTACAAGAGAGTCGTGGATCTGCATGACTAGCTTGGTTTTCAGCTTATGCTTGCGTATGAACTTTGATGCTTGAATGATGGTATACACAAGTAGATGGAATGAAGTGGACTGGATTGGGTAATTGCTGCAATGCTTTCTGTTCATATATCCTTGGAACCTGAAACCAAGATATGTGTCAATGTACCCATGTTTGATATAAAAATCATAAATATCTTTCTTCCACTGTGTATACTCAGGGAAGCGTTCTTCCCACATTACACGTTCCATATCCTTACAATGCATAAGGAAATCTTCCAGATCTCCAATGCCGCAGTTATCCATGTGCTGTGCGGTTGTCAGTCCATTCGGAAGATACATTGTATTCTTGTAGTATACTTCATACAATGACTTCCCACATGATTCGTACCAGTCTCCATAGAATTCAGCAAAGACCCATTTATTTTTGGTTTCGTTTCTGATCTTCTTTGCTAGTTTCTTCTGTTCTTTGGTAAAATCTGGATGTGCAAGTTCATCGTGACTCAACTTGAGAATGTCACAGGCACTGTCCCGATGCATATCTGTTGTTGGATCAGTCAGGTACTTATAAAAATTCTTATCCCTGTGGTAAGCACAGGAGGTGTTGACCTCAGCACCAGAGAAGTCAATCTCCATAATGACACAATCTTCGTCAGGAACAATCCCTGATCGGATTTGCTTCATCGCTTCGGGATCACGCTTTGGAAGATTCTGGAAATTAGGTTTGGAAGAATTGTGTACGCATATTTCGTTCACAAAAAAGTTATGATGCTCTTCTACTTCTATGTCATACACATCTTCTTTTCTATGCAGCCACTCCACCTTTGTTATGATGTGATTTCCTGGAATAAACGATCCGAATTGATTCCCCCATATCCTTTCTGTGTCTATTCCATAATAATTGTACAGTTCGATCAACCTGTAATGGTTATGACCCAGAACTGATTTGACATATTTTCTACCATTTCTGGATAGATCAAGAAGTCTGTGTTTAGAGATATATACTCCATTTTTATCATATCGTAACTTAACTGATCTCCAATTAATGTTATTAAATGACACATACTTCTTGAAAGTATTAAAATCAATTTGGGCAGCATCTGCAGCTATTTTGATCTTCCCCTTATTTTTAGCAAGGATTTTCAAACATTGAAATCTAGTCAATCCTAACCAATTCGGATGTTCTGTTCCATATTTAACTGCGTTTGTGTACTTACCTTCTTTCCATCCATTCCTAATAGCTTCTGCATTATTCCTTCTTGCTTCTTCTGAGCATATTGTAGTCTTTGCGTGTAACTTAGCATGTGAAGACTTAGTATGCTTCTCAAGATTAAATGGCAGATGATTATAATGATTCCCATCAATGTGATGAATCACATCAGTTGGACCAATTGTTTCAATTAGTCTGTCATATATAAATCTATACTCTTGGATACCACTGCCGTTATGAATGTGTCCTGTAAAATTCAGGGTATCTTTCGAGCGTGAGCATGCTAAAGTCCTGTCCCCTTTTCTGAGATCTTGAGCTTCTCTATATTCCCCAGTGGATAATCTAACTGGATGCTCAGGGGTGCAATCAAAATAACCTTTCTTTCCTTTCCGATAATAGTGTACTCGTATTACTTCTCTGTGACCTGTTTTCCCCTGCCATGTGACTTTTTTAATCTGAGGATTACATTCCGCGTCAAAGCAATAAACCATATCGCCCACCTTAATATCTTTGATGGGAATACCATTGGGATTTGTCTCGAAGTCACGCATCACAAAAACTCTCTCATATCCAGCAATACATGAGGAACGGTATGTGACGGGGATATGCAGGTCAAAGAATGGATGGATTCTACCTTCCACACACTCAGTGAGCATGTTATTGAGATAGGTATTTCCCATCTTTGTCAACTTTTTGTATGCTGCAAGATCACGGGTGAATGGACTTTTTATTCTCGCTAATGCATTCTTATCTGTCTTCCATCTACCAGCAGCGGTCTTTTCTCCTTCATGCTGAAGGACTTCAAAATACAGTTTCCCTAAGTCCTCAGATGAGTCTATGTTTATTTCTCTGCTGTATGTATTCTTGAAGGCACGTGCTTCTTTGGATTCTGTAGTGAGCTTTTTGTATAACTCTTGGCCGCGTTTTGAGACATCAGACAGGCAGTAGAAATAATGCTGTTCATTGAGCTTGACTCCATTCAATTGCATCTCTGACATGACACCAAGTCCTTTCTTGAAGAACTTAAATGCATGGAATCGTCCCTTGTGATCCTCTCTGGAGAATAAGGATTGTTGTAGGTGTTTCAGCTTCAATCCATAAATGCAGTCCAGTCCGCAGTATATCATCAAATCCTTGGTAGGTGCTTCAAACACTCTGTTGAATTCACTTCCCTCAACAGATTCAAGATATGGATGGATGTGATCATCATATGGACGAATGCCGAATTGCATGAATGTTTGAAACTTCAATCCAGAGAATACAGATCTATTGTCAATTATATGTGTGCCCATTTGGGTACACCATTCAACGCTTTTGATGCGTGAGCCAATGATAACAGCGGACCACATATCTTCAAACTTTATGTTGTGCGCAGATTTGTGGATCTTTGGATCGCTGAGTATTTGAAACCAGCGCAAACGGATTGATTCAAGTTCACGATTGTTCCATGTGTACTTGTATTGAAATGGAATTACATAGGCATTCTTTTCAGATATTGCTGTTCCAATGCATGCAATCTTGTGGCCATTCCTGAATGGTTTCAATCCAGTAGTTTCATAGTCAAAGTAAATGCTGTGTTTTTCGGCAATGATCCTATCTAGCACATGGCAGGTATGCTTGAAGTCAGTCAGTATGGATATGTGCTGCGTGTAGTCAGGGAGTTGTTTGTATAGCTCTTTTCTGTCTCTCGCTGCAAAGAAAAATTGATTCAGATCTCGTTGGATGAGAGCTTTTAATCCAAGATCTTTATTGTTATACTTCACAAAACTTCGTGGATGGTAGGTAGCAAAGAATGTGCACTTGAATACCTCATCCTTGATAAAGACACCACGCCAGCGTTCTATATTGTAAGCACTTCCAAATGTAGTGCCGAAAGCCGCATTGACAGCCAGATCACCAAGGAGAAGTACATAATCAGGTTTTAACTCATGGATTGTCTTTTCCAAAGAGGCCCTGCAGAAATTCATATATCGACGCAGACGTTCAGCTTCTTTTCCCGGCTCAATCTGCACGTCATAAATAATGCATCGGATAGCATTCACACGCCAGCAATCTCTGTTAATGGATAGACCGGCAGCACGTGCTCTCTCGTTAATGAATTCTCCAATCTCACCATGGAATTGAGTGCAGTGGAAGTCATCTTGTTCTGATGGGAAATCTCCAACAATTAAAATCTTCTTTTCACCCATTCCCGTTGGGCCTAGTTTCTTGGTACGGGCATCTTTGTATGCTCCGCATTTCTGACATTGTGGCTGAAGACTATCCAGATCAATATCCTGTCGAGCCTTCTTTACCAATTCACCCGTAGAAAAGAATCCCATCGTTACACCCTTATTCCATAGACATCAAAGAGGTAATCATGCGAAGTACCCCATCATCCGACTTGATACTTGCCATGGTAATTTTTTCATCCACTGTAAGAGTGGTGGAATATTTAAGGAATTCAAGAAGGATGGAAGGGTCAATCATAAATGAGAATTTTGGACCCTTGTAGGTGATTGCTGCACGGGACTTTGCTGTGCCTCTCGCATTGGTACTGCGGACAATGATCTGCCCACTGTGAACGTCAAGGCTGATCATAGGAGCAGCATCATCCAAGAACACACTGGCGACTTCAATGCCAGAAGCCAGATCAACAGGAAGGTCGAAACTCATACCATCTTCTGTGAAATTGAAGAAATCCTTGAACTCTACCGGATATGTGCCTGTGACTTTCCTGATGGAGATGATAGCCCCGGTATCATTCTGGAAATGATAGAATGAGTCATCAATAAAATACTTTGTTGGATTGAGTGCGGTAATTGATTTGACAGCGGATGCTTTGATGAGCATGTGGTCCATCTCATCATCCATTTCCAGCCATGCTATCATGTTGTTGTCAGATCCAAGAACATCACTACCATCCACGTATACACAGGCCAGAGTGAATTGTGCTTCTCGTTTTGAGGCAGCGAAGGATGCCATGAGAATACAATAATTGAAGTTGGATGGGAGATCTGCCCATTCCTCAATGGACGCTACATTTGATTCAATGCTGGTAAGGCGATCAGATGCTTCTGGATCAGTAACACCAGAAACTGTGATCTTAGTGGATTTGGTGCCAAGATGTAATGAATTTCCAGAATCAATCGTGATGTTGATCTCGTCCTTGTCCTTTATCTTCTTCAGAACAGCGAGTACATCCAATGCCTTAACAAGAATGCTATCTTTTCCATCAACAATATTGCCGGGGCATGTGACAAATATCTCGTTATTGAACGCCGATACTCCACTGCGTGTAATTAGACACAGATCCTGTCCATTCTGACCTTTGGCTTTCGTGTCAACTCCGGGCTTAATAAGTTCAAACATGGAAAGCAGTGTATTTCTATTCATCAGGGTTCTCCTTTTCTTTGCTAATTCTTTTCAGTTCCTGTCTGATCATCCTTTGCACAAATATATGGGGCATACAGTATGTATCAGATGCTGCATCCATAAGTTCCTCATAATCACTGCCTGACAGAGTTACAACAAACATCATTTTCCCTGTACCGTGTTTTGGACATTCACGTGGAGCATCATCAATCAGAGGGATTTCGTTTAATAGCAGATCGTGCATCATATCAAATAACATATCAGGCAACCCTCTGCATTACTTTTCAGGTATTTGTGATGGTGTTTGTTTGAGTGCGTTATCCAATGATTCACGCAATGCCTCTCCTACGTCTGTGTACACAGGATCTGTTTTGAATTCAGGGAATGCATTGTAGAAACGCTGCATAATATCGTCAGCGGCCTCTTTGGTAAGTTCCGGGCGCGGCATGGCTCACCTTTTCCTGATTATGAGTTTTCGTTCAGTTACTTCATGGAATGGGACAGTTGGGTTGTACCATTTATCCATATCCTCATCAGTGAGATTAAACATCTCCCTTGTCCCTTGCAATCCAAGATACTGTTCAAACGAGTAATACTTAAACCATCGGCGTTGCAGCCAGTACATCCTGAAAGCACGTGCCAAATTGAATGTCCAGTGCTTGCCGACAAAAGGATCAGCCTTTGAGAGTGCATTCAGTGGGCGGTAGAACATTGGATACACTTGATGAATGCCAAGGTGGTATGCCTCTTTCCCGCGATAGTATGCATCCCTTGGAGTATCGTCAAAGTTGAAGAGCAGGAATACTTCCATGTTCGACTCAGTGGACACTCCCGCTTTGACAAGGTTTCGTACTGCTGTCTGGAAGATACCATCCTCATCTATGCGGTCAAAAGCCATGCGTAATCCATGGCGCACATACTTTGCCGAAGCTAATTTCTTTGCAAAGTCCATATCAACGTATTTACAATCAACACCACCCTCAAACATGATTGCTTTGCCTTTTGCATTGGCATAGTCAATGATTGTGTGAAAGTGCTCCTTTGTCGTGCCCGAAAGATTATTATCCGAAATAAGAATATTTGGCTTATCATCAAAGATGTGATCCTGCCATTTTGGATTGATCCAGCGTTCTTTTTCTATTCTCCACACCGCGCAGTACGGGCAAAAATTTGGACAACCACGTGAAGTGAACACCCATGAGAAAGAATCCCAAGGAGGATCGGCTTGATCCATGATGGATCTGTCAGGGATGTTGTAATCCAGCTCTTTGCTGTACCCTACATAGGTATTCAGATTTTTAAATTGATCAAAGAACTTGGGCATCAGGGATGCAAATACACCACCAACTATGATCGGAGTGTTTCGGTGATATAGCCCACGTGAATTTATTGTGTCTTTGACAACATCAGAATAATATGTAAACAGAGTGGACATGAGAATGAGATCAAATTTCTCATACACCATGTGTCTGGAATAGACTGTTTCAATATTGTGCTTCTTGCAGAACGTGGATATTTTTGCTAATGAAAGTGGTGGATATTTTCTTGGAAAAGGCGGTTCCAGCAGTAGTATTCTTTTTGCTTTTCGTATCTCTTGAATCAGAACCTCTTCTGATATAATCACCAGAATCCCTCCAAATGAAAGATGAATCAGTGTTGTTCTATTGTGTGGATATAATTTTTGTAGATGGATTCAGCGGCCTTATCATTCATTGATATAGTTCCAGAGATTTCATATCTCATTGGAGAGATCTGACTGAACGTAAGATTACCGTCTATGTATATATCATCATGGTTTTCACGAATTCTTTCTCCAAGCGAAATCAACAAGGTGCTGAGTACATTCTTATCCATTTGCATAGTTTATTCCATATAAAACAAAAGAAAAAAGGAAGCAACCATACGATTGCTTCCTTTCATGGAGCATCATGTGAGCGGAACGTCATGCTGCTTCGATCTTCAGGTATCCTTTCGGGATGTGGCCAAGGATGCAGCGGACATGGCCGATAGTGGATCGGTTCTTCGTGTCCGGAAATTCCTTGTCGAGATATTCAGCGATGGCCTTGGTGTCAGTAACACCGTGCATAACGTACAGTTCGACGGCACGGGCTACCAGACCCGGACCACGGCGACCAGTCTTCCTTGCGGCACCCTCTTCTCCTTTCTTGGCAGGAGTCTTTTTCCCAGTACCAGCGGGACGACCGGGCTTGCGAGTGACTTTCTCTGTAGATGCTGCTGCAGCTTTCTTTCCAGTCTTCTTTTCAGTTTTCTTCTCGACAACAGCCTTCTTCTCTCCGGTAGCTTTGCGCATAACGAACTTCTTTGCTTCAGCCGGGGGAGACTCTTTTGCAGCGGCTTTCTTTCCAGTCTTCTTTTCAGTTTTCATTGCATTCCTCTCTTTTTCTTTTTCTGATTTTTCAGCAATACGCTGAGTTTTGTCCTGTCCAAATGGACGCGCCCCATCTGCCACAGGGAGTAACCGTTCCTGATAAAAATTCCGGACGATTTCCGGAAGTTGATCTTCCACACCCTCTTCAACAACCAATGCGATGTTCTCAATGAACTTCGTAATGATGTGTTCTTTCTTTGTTCCTACTGTTTTGATCTTGAACTCAGGCTGGTCCAGAACCTCGTTCATGGCCTCGGCAGCAGCAACCAGTTCCTTGTAAGGAATAGCAGCAATATTCTCAGTACTAATTTTTTCCATTTTCTTGGACCTCCTCAGCCCTTGATTCTTCTTTCGCTCCAGATGGAGCAGGGGTAAAAATAAGTCTGTCTACGAAAAAAAACAGACTTCCACCGATCAAATTTGCGATGATTGTTGCCTGCATGCTGCTACCCAACCACCATAAGACCGCCCACAAAAGTGGAGTAGATGCCTGCCATCTCAAAAGGTACAGCCCAAAACGAAGTACAGAACGAAACATACAACACCATTTGTGCAAAATAATAGCATTGGACAGTACTATTGTCAACTACAATAGTGCGTTTAGTATACCATCTTGCATTCCATTGATTTTGTCGAAGAATCAACTGTTTACTTGAAATCGTACAGTGATCCGTCCAGTTTATATTTGTTTTTTAACTCCTTCAAACGTCTATTCCAGAGCATGAATGCTTTTGCGGCATCCATTGCTTGCTGAGATAGGTACGTGTAGCACATGTCCTGTGCAAGTCGTAGATCTTTTGTGTAGATGCGTGGAATCTTTAGCGGTCCTATATTTATCTGCTTTGGGATAGCATACTTGGAACCTTTCAGACGCACACATCGTGGAGTCTCATGCACTACGGTCACTTCTTTTATCGAACCTGCGTAGACTCTGTACCAGATCTCTTCCATTTTATTATTTTTTCCGTGGAAGTTTTTTGATGGATCTTTTCAGTGGGCGGGTCTTTTTCACAGGGGTATCATTCGGCCCAATAACACCGTATTCACGATGAGCAAGGCACATCTCCTGAGTCACATTCTTTCGATAAGGGCGAACATACCATAGGGGACAAGTGAATATTGTGCAGTATTTGATTCGTGTAGAATACCGCTCACCACAAACACAATCGTAGCATTTGGCATTCACACTTTTGCGAATTGAGAATTTATTATTCCCCTGCATCCATTTTTCGTAAGGAGTTGTGCGGGGAGCTTTCTGATCTGACCCAGAGTTCAACGTCTGGGAGTCCTCTTTCTTTGGAATACTTTTTAGTTTTATCTTCATTTCGTACTCTGTTATACAACAAAATTGGGGTCAATAAGGGGCATCTCAATATCGTCATCATCCATGAGAAAGCCTTCTTCGTCTTCATCCACAATGGCATCAAGAACTTCTCCATTCTTTCGTCTCATGTATTCTGCATCCGCTGCCAGACACAGTGCTTTCGTAACTGGATTTTTTTCTGAAAGGTTTTCTGCGCACCATTTCAGATATGAGGTTGGAAGATCTCTGATGCGTTTCCCTTTATGTACACCAGATAAGATTCTCAAGTTTGGATTTGGCTTTATCTTCAGTTTGAGTTTCATTCTATCACCAAGTTATATTCATTTCACGCATAGCTTTCCAATAATGATATCCTTCAAGAGCAACTATCACTACGTGATACGCATATGCTATAGTAGCAACACCCCTGTAGACGGCCCCTCTCCAATTGCTATAAACAGATTTTAATTGCTCACACTCACAAGAGGCATTGATGTATGGAGTAAAATCAAAAGTCAATGTAGGATCAGAACCTTTCCAAAAACCATGCAGCGGACAATGCTGATTACAATTATAACCAGCACACACATCTTCCATCCCTAGACTATCAACATACTCACAGCAAGGGCAAGAATTTGATATACGCTTACCGAATAAATCAAGTGCCATTTTTGCTTTCGTATGATATGTATTACGATCCACATCATACAGCATATGTGTCCAAAGTAATGCTGTATCAGCACATGCTGCTTCAGGACTTCGTGTCATGTGTCCTTTCGATATACTGACAGCGTACTCAAGCATGGCTACTCCTTAAATTTGAAAGTATGGATCTGTGTCACTGGATTTTTATTGAATCCAATCACTCCGGGAATTCGTACACGTGTCAGCATGAATGAGTATTCTTCCTTGGAATACTCACCAATTATTTGTGTGCCTGACTGTAGCTCAATCCCTGCAACAACATCCATGAAATCAGACAAATTTCGTTTATGTGATGGAATCCATCGGAAACTGCTGGAAGATACATTGTTGGCAGCGGCTAACCGACGAGCCTCATACACATTCACGGCAGAGATGAAATAGATGGGAAAATAACTCATAATATACCTGTTAATAGTTCCAGTTTTTGTTAGGCCAGTAGCTATCCAAGTGCATTTGTCCTGTTTTCAAATCTTGCAGAACTATGCAATAATCCAATTCATTGGATCTCGTTGACCTAGCATCCATAATCGTTACACGATAGAGTCCTTCTTTTTTCTCCTTGGCTACTTGGTTGATACCTATCATCAGGTTTACGTGGCGACCTTTACCGTAGAAACCACCCTGATCAGTAGAACGCATGGTAGTTGCAAGTTCACCCTCTTTGTTGGCCTGTGTGGGTGTGACCACCATGCATTTCGTGGCAGAGGCAAGTTCCTGTAAAAGTTTCCACTTGGCATCATCCAAACGGTAATCGTCAAACTTCGAGTTTACTTTCAGAATATCAACATAGTCAATCAGCAGGATTTGTGGAACAAATCCCCATTTTGAGTACATCCTATCCAGATCGTACATCATCATGTCATATGTCAGTGTGTACTTCGGACGTACTACAATTCTGGAATATTTATGAAGAAGATGTCTGTGTTGTTCCATCTTATCGACGATGGAGAATCTGTCTGCCTGATCTCTGTGTATGGTTGCGTTATAGACAGCGGGGACAAATCGTGCAGGTTCTGTATGTCTGCACTTAGTGCAGACAACATGATCTGGATGCTCTTGCAGATCACCCTTGCTGTCCTCTCTCACCAGCACACGGGATGCGCGCTCGCCACAATCTCCGATCTGGTTCTGGAGACAATCAAATACGGGGTACTTATATAAACCAGAAGCACGGTCTATTGTTGGATAGAACAGTTTGTCGAACCGTTCGATCTCTTCAGTGTCCGTCATCTCGATTGCCCACTTGACGGTCTTGATCTTGTTCATAATGGCATGCTTGAAAAAGTCATTTAACAGCCAACTATTGTGGACTATAAATGAATTGGCTATGAAATTATGATTATCTTCAACAGTCAAGTCATACATTGGCACTTGCTTATGCTTTTTATGGATAGCAACAACATAATCCCACATAATATCAGTGTGTAGAATAGGATGATCTCCTATGACACGCTCAAATATGTTTTTAGGTGCATGTGTTCCATTGTTAAAAGCAAGTCTGTATGTTTCATCATTAAATCCACGTCCAGTATCTCTCAAACGCTGTCCTTCTTCTTTTACCCATTTATGAGGGATAACATCCAGATAATCTTTATCACCGGTAACACTGCTAAGTAGACTATCAGCTTTTTCCTTTTTGTGGAAAGAGAATCCGATTTTATCCAGAAACAAACGTACAGATGGAGCACTAGAAAGAAATAGGATATAGTAAGGAACACTATTCACATACTTGGTTTTCATCTTAGCAAGCAACCCAAAGCGATGAAGACACATCTGAATCTGCTGCACCAGCAGTTTACTCTTTGAGGAGTACTCAACTACTACGTTGTTATTGTTTGGATTTTTCCAAATAGAACCATCACAAGTGAATAATGTATTCAAAAATATGGATACGTTATCATTGGATGACTTTAATACATGATCTGGTATGAATTTATCTCCAGATAAACAATCCATCAAACCATGCTTTTTAATGATATCATGTATCGTTCCATCTAAAATACGGACAGCCTTTCCGGCTTTATCGTATGAGTATCTGCCTCCGAAAAAAGAAACACAGGATAAGAAATCATCCATAATTTCTTTGTCATGCTTAGTAAACCCTAGTTTCTTCATTCTTAGATGCCCGTCAGCTATCAGGTACGCCAATAGACGCATGAGCATTGGAGAGTCATTGCCTAAAAGATGATCAGTTCTGATAGTCTTAGACAACGCTACCATATCTCCAACATGTAAATCCCCTAGCGTCTTCCATCCATCAGGAGTAAAGAAAGGATGTGTTATGGCTGCGCCTATGGTCTGTCCTGATTTCGTGACCAGTACATATTCATCCTTCAGTCCCGAATAGATCCAATCAGTTACCTTCCCCGGAACAATGTGCATAGAGTCATCCATACACAATACATCCTTAATCTTATTCTCAACAACGTATTGGATAGTCTTGCACGTGCCATTGTTAAGATACACCAGTGAGTCATATCGGATCGTTTTGCCTTTTTTCTTTGCTCCGGTGATGCCTATAACATCACCGGGTTTCATGTTCCCGAGGAAGTCACCAAGATCACCGGGGAACTTGAAAAAGGACTTTTGTTGCTCATATAACTTTTTGTACAGATTGTCACGTGTATTCTGATCACCAAGGTCAATATAAAGACTGTCATCCATGGATGCAGTCACACGTGTGAACCGGGCGATTTCAGCTTCAGCCTCTTCCAGTGCTCCTTTTTCTTTGAGCACTGAAATATTATTCACATGTATTTCTAATTCTCGTTTTCGGAAATATTCTTCAGTGGATTGTACAAGATAATCCACATTGAGGGAAGAGGCATCATCGTATTGCTCTGATAGATTGGCAAGTAGATCTCCAATCAATTCACGTTCTGTCTCTTTTAGGTTGGGGGCTTCAGATTCGTAGATGTCTTGGATATGCTTGAATGGAACTTTTCCATGTTCTTCATAAAAGACTTTGCACCAAGTAGCAACATGCAGAAGGTATTTATTCTTGAAGTATGCAAGGTCAAGTATCGGTGCGATTGCTTTCGCAAATTCATTGGATACAATTAACCCTGTTACTGCCCGTTTTTCCTCTGTGCTGGAATAGCGAATTGGTAAGATATCGTCACTCATTCAATCAATCCTATAGAATAACCGATCCCGTTATCACATATAACACGGCAGGTAATGCCTAGAAAAGTGAAGGGATGTATTAGTGCATCCTTGGGGACTCTTTTAGGGGCCTGCTCAGGCATATGCTGAGATAATACATTTACAAGTAGGTTATAAAATGCACGATCCATGAAAATTATAAAAGTTTCAAGGTCATTATGGATCAGTAACCTTTTGCGAATAGCTACAAGAAACATGGCAACCATATCTAACTGTCCTTGGATACCTGCCACTTAGCTATCCCCCGTAGCCAGTACCAACATACCAAAATAGACATGGAGTTAAATCATCTTTGATATGAGGACAGGCAAAACGACACCCACAATTTGCACAATTTACAATTTCCATCAATTCCCTCCATACATAGAGTTCATAATGCTATCATACGATCCTTGCAGAAGTACTCCTTGCATTTTCATATCTTCCATGAATCTGGTGAAGAATATATCTCCAAAGATGTAGTTCACTTTGAACGTAAGGTTATTTTGCAGCAGATTCCCGACATAATCACCAAACACAGATATGATGGAATCACCATGGATGTGGCGCAATGCAGGTGTGATTGAATATCCATCTGTGAATGTCTTCAATTTATCAGAGATGAAGTTCAATGCTCTGTTATCCAAGGTGACATTGATTCGTTTGAATTCACGCTCAAGTCTGATAGCTCCATCAGAAAGCGTAGAGTCCTTCTTAACAGTTACCGCCTTGTTCATCAACATGTAATTCAGCAAAAACGGACTCCATGATTGGCTATCGCCGCGTGCAGGAATTTGGATAAACGCACTGATATTGACACAAGGACGTTTACCATTCAACTTACACTGTTCAAGATGGAATCTAAAAGCACTGACAATATCATCATGGGTGAACTTATTCTTTTGGATTGCCCGCAAATTTGCATCCTTGAACATCACACGCGCAAATGGATTCTCTGCATGAATGGACAGCATTCTGTGAATGCTTCGCATTGTGGTTTGATACGCTTTACTATCTGTCTTATGTCTGGTGGCCCCGAGGCCCACCAGAACATTATACAGTTGGATGTCGCGGATGTTGATTCCTTTGGGAACGACAGGAGAGATCTGTGAGTCAGGGAGGAATCCTTTCTTGCTATTGTATTCCTCTTCCCTGATTCTCTTTGACCAGCGAGGCGATACCTGCGTAGCAGGTGATGCCTGTTCTGGTTTTGAGTGGGCAGGGATCTTTTCCCTCTGAACAGGAGATGGGATCTTCTTTCTTCCTTGAACAGAGTTTAATGGGATTCTTTTCCCCGATGCTGTTTTAAAAGTTGTGATCTTACGAGAACGCTGCGCGTTCTCTAAATTACCTTTAGGTAATTTTTTACTATCATTGTTACTATCATTCTTTAATATAGGTTGTAGTTTTCGCTGCCCACCCGTTGGTATTTTTCGCATACTGCCGTTGGTATTTTTCGCACACTGTTTTTGGTCCGTTTGTGGTACTGCCTTGGTGCCACTTTGTGGTGCTGTCTTCTTTTGTCTTGTTCCGTCACTGTCTGGCTGTGTTTTGAATGTTCTGTGTTGTAGGGTATATGTTTTTGTGAGTCCGTCATCAGACTTGCTAGGAATTATCTTTATGTATGTGCGTGCGTTTGGACTGTGCACCTGCCCTAATGCATTTTCCTGTATATAAAATCTGTTGTGCTGCATCTGCTCCGTTGTATCTTTCATCAGCTTGGAGATCATGTCTGTGTGGACGGTGATAATCCTGCGTCCTTTTTCATGGCGTCTCGAAATCAGACCGATGTCACTCAAGCTCTTCAGAGTACGTGCCACAGTTTGTGGGTCTATTGCAAGACTGTCTGCTATTCTGTTCGAGGATATGAAGCAGTGGCGGGGGAGTTCATCTAGTTGCTTGATGCTTTTCAAGACAAATATCTGTGCTGTTGTAAGCGGTAAGGATTGCAGATCCTCCTGTGTTACACATACCCAAAAGGTGCACTCATTTTCTTTAATCTTCATCATCTCAGGAATTATGATTCTGTTTCTTCCTGAGTCTTCACCGACTTTGATATACCGCATCTTTGCAAGGCGCATGATGGCCCTTGATATTTGATTCTCTGAAGTACAAAGTAGATATGCGAGCCTCTTATTGGTTTCCCTGCATGTCCCATTCTTTGTCAGTGAGTGTAGTTTTGCAAGAACGAGTTTCTGAAACAGGGTGATGTCCTTCAACTTCAACACTACATCCATCACCAATGTATAGTACGCTTTTTCCATATCAATTCCTTGTAACTGGTTTCTCGCAGAGGATGACGTTGCAGTCCATTTCCACATCAAGAGGTAATTCCACATTCTCGCAATGACGGGGCAATGTGTATCCATCACCAATAATACGACCACCGCAGATACTACAGCATTCGTTATGCTCAGTAGCAGGGGAATCAGAATCGTGCTGCATGTGCACTTTCTCCAATAGTATTGTGTTGGTGAATCAGTATCTTATCTAGTAGAAATACAATCCTGTCTATTTACCATGGCAGGAATAAAGGGGCAAGTGTCAATTTTGCAACAATGCCTTAACTCTATATGGCACAATGCAATAATTAAACATTCACCCCTGTATGTTACAGGTGCATCATTTTTACTGCACCTATTTTATGGACAATATAGAGTTGGCGTATTCCTCACTTTCATTCCAATGATTATGCAATAGTTCCTCAAGCACAGGTGTAAAGTATTCTGGTAATCCAAATTTGATTCTTGCCATATCCGCTGCGACTGTTCTGTTCATATAGTTCTGGTCATATTGATTGATTTCGACTATGGTTTGTGCATATAAAATAGCACCAGCAAATTTTGTGCGTGTGTTGGCGCTTACTGTATTATCAATAAGTGCTTTGATACTTTCCATTAGTCCTCTCCTTGTTGTGTTTTAAGTGGCTTGGGAATAATTACACCAGTTACTAAGTTCTCAAAGTCCTCTCTGATTTTACGCAATCCAACAACTTTTTCAAGTGCGTCAGCAATTTCTGCATCCATTCGGTCAGCATCAGAGCTTGGATTATATTGCTGGTCTGCTGCTAAACTCAGGTGATACAGAATCAGCTTCGTTAAATTGTTCACAACCTCTTTGTGGACTTCATGGAGATCATTTACAAACATAGTATAGCTCCTTACTTATCATAGTTTAAAAGCATTTTTTGAACTCTCAGCAACTCCGCTTTTGTATGTGGAGTGCCTCCAGAGTTCAGTTCAAGATACCACTGCAAAACCAATTGCATACTTGGAAGATTATTGACGCAGAAGATAAAATTTGGAGTTGTGCTGCTCAATGTGTCCTCAAAATCTTCGTAGTAGTATCCACCAAATACAGGAAGTTCATTATGTAGAAAGCGCAGAACCGCAGTCAATCTTTGCTTTCCATCAACCAATACGAATGGACCTTTGAAGCTGTCCATCCATCCAATGCAGTTGAAAAATAACAGTTCTGAACCTTCCCCTCCTTTCAGTTTGAATTCCACATAGGCGATCTGTTGCTTTTTTGTCCATACATGTCCTCTTTGAAATTCGGGATCAATATCCAATTTAGCAGAGAATTCCTCTCTTTGATAGCGTGCTATGGTTTCTTCCAAATATTTCCATGATTGATGAACTCTGTAGCTGGCAGAACGAGTAAGTTGTGGAATATCGCTAAATTTCATTCGTCTACCTCCTCAATGATGCAGTCGGGCCATTCTCGAATTCTTACATGAGGGTCTTCAACACTCCGGCCCATAAGACTAAACATCTCTGTGTGTATAGATTCTTTACCAAAATAACACAGATTGCCGTTGCTAAGATAAGTCCACCCATTGGCAATCAGCACCGGGATAGCCCGCTCGGGTGGCATGATGCGGCGGGTCTTGATGGGGATCTGTTCGGCGTGCTTCCATGGCGTGTCGGATTCAGAGCGGTACGGTAGGTTTGAATTACCATTATATAGGCATATCCACTCCTCTGTTTCGCCCCCTCTTGCCCGGCAAGAATCCCACACCTTGCATTCAATCGCCTCACCCGGCTTCAAATGCTCCGCAATGATCGGATGACAGTCGGTGTAGTCGATTGGTCGCGTGTTGTATTTCTTCATATGCTCTCCTGTATTGGTAATATTTCATATGTTGTCTTTATATGTATGGTGAGATAGAACTTATGCTCACATACCCCACATTCAACAATCTCTTTATTGAATGGATATAGCTTATCTTCATCCACTTCCAATTCTGCCTTACAGGCAGGACATATCACATCACCAAGAGCATCAGCCCCGTACAAAAATATAGGTGTCATTATACATGCGTCTCGTTCTACGATTTACTTAAATATTATTAAAACGAACCATTTGTGAGACTTTCTCTCTGAATTCATCTTCTGATTTTGATGTTTTCATTAATTCTCCAGCTTTCTTACATTTTGCGAATAAATGACTATAGAATTCGCTTGTAAATCTTTCATCATTTATTAGGGTTTCTCCGCACAATTTACACTCAGAAATATTGACAAAATCTCTTTCAACGTCACCTGAGTATGTATCTCTTGAAGTCACCCAATCTTTACCGCTGGCAACAAAGACCTCTTTTAGTAAAGGATCAGTATACGACCATTTACCATACATTACGTCTGACCAGTGTGGCTCCAATTCACCTCTTATTTTTGACACTTTCCAATCCTCCATGTGTTCTAATATTAAACGGACTACCACATCTAGCGGGTGATTCATTATAAGTTCAATATCTTTATCCATGATTTCTTAATCTCTATATTGATTAATGTGTTTGTTTAACACCCATTACTCTTCCACATAACTCACATCTCCAATAATCAGGAGGTGCGAGCATTACATCTATAGCTGTTGATTTAGTTTGAATTATCTCACAGTAAGGACATCTCAGTTGGAGTGCATTTGTCCATTCTCTGACGTATGCCCGTTGTATTTTGTATGGAAGTTTTCGTAATTGGTGCGCTGATATATACTTGTATGGTGTATCCCCTTTTATGGAGTATCTTCCAAATTTAATGAACTTGCGTATCCACGAAACAATTTGTTCACTTATCATACTCGTAATCTCCTTATTTTCTGGATAAATTCTTCAGATAGTGTATCAGGGTCTTCTCCTTCTGGCAATGGGATACGGAGAACATTGGTGAATGGGGCTAACTTTTCCCCCAATTCATTTCCTGCGCGTTCTCCGGGGATATCCCCATCGAATAGGATCACCACATTAGGCACCTTGGCCAGTAATTTGATCTGCTCATCTTTCACCTTGGTGCCAAGGGTAGCCACTGCACCATCACCAATACGCCAGCAGTCGAACAAGCCTTCTACCACATAGGCAATGCCTCTGACTGTGTTTAGGTTATAGAGATAATCTTTTATGTATACAATTGATTCCTCATTGGACAGATGTTTGTATCTATTATCCACATTCTCAGCGATGGAAATAGAGGTGTATGTTATCAATCTCCCGCGATCAACTACAGGCACAATGATTCTGTTTGCTAAAGGACCAACAGGACCGGTGTGGAATAGGTTATATTTTTCTATTAAAATATCAGGATTAAAGCCACGAACCTCTTTCAGATATGCCTTATGTCTGTCTGATAATCCAGATACAGCATATTTAGGCAAGTCTACTCGAATATTTTTGGCTATTCGTTCATTGAATGTACGTGCTTTCATTTCTCTTGGAATTAATTTGGACACTAATTCCAGAGCTTTGCCAAATGAACGCACTTCTTCAGAAACTAGGCGTAAAATAGTACCAGACTCTCCACAAATAAAACAGGAGATTTTCTTGGATTCTATATTTATGCCCATATGGTAATTATCATCGTGGCAGAATGGACAGCAAACACCTATCCATCCTGCCCCGATATTTGGACCTTTCGTCTTATACGGGATTCCTGCTTCTTCCAGAACATCCAGAACGTCCACCTGTTCTATGGGAAGTTTGTTTCCTGAATACCCGCCCCCTCTCCTGAACTTATTTTTTGATCTGTTGTACATGGTTTATCACTGGCACCATCCCTGTGATTTATATACAGTCTGACGCACTGCTCCATGCTTGCGCAACACAGTTATGTCATCATCCCTGAAATCATATATTCGTGCAGTCTTTCCTTTCTCTGGACGCAACACACGACCAGCAACCTGAATCACTCGGCCCGGATACTTGAATGGAGATGCGAGTAGTAGTGAGTGGAGTTTGTCCATATCAAATCCTTCACCAATCAAGGATACAGTGGCAATCAATATTTTCACATTACCACTGCGCATGTCAGCAACTATTCGTTTGCGCTTGTCTGATGGAACAGATCCATGCAGGAGATAATTGGGATATCCATATTCTGTGAGGATTTTGGAAATCTCCCTTCCCATCTGTACACGATCCACAGCGATCAGGATAGCTTCATTCTGTTGTTTTATATCGGCAACTGCAACCTCTGCTACGAGTTTATTCCTCTTGGCATTCTTCGACAGATCTTGGATTATATCTATATATGCTATCTTTGGCGTGAAATAGTTGGTTTTTACATAATAGATCTCAGGCTTCAGAACAGCACCGACATCTTCCAATTCTTGGGAAGATACAACATGTAGTGTTGGTCCGATGAATGCATTGATAGCCCGATCCAGCCCATCATTGCGGAATGGAGTTGCCGACAATCCAATGGTGTATTTGGCATACAGCTTTATCAGGCATTCTGTGAATGTGGTACTTGGGGTTTTGTGGCACTCATCCACAATTACCAGTCCAAACTTACGCTTGATGCTGTCCGCATGTTTCTTAACGGACTTCGCAATCCCCACTGTGATTGGATGTACAGTGCATTGCCCGTCACCAATAATACCGGCTTGATATCCAAGGAAGTCACGAATGCGAGTACACCATTGATGCAGCAATTCCTTGGAATGAACAATAATCAGAGTTGGTTGTTTCTTCTTGGATATGAGTGCAATAGCCATGATGGTTTTTCCGGAACCTGTCTTCGCTTCAAGTAACCCGTTTGGGTATCGCAGCATATCAGACACAGCTTGTTCCTGATAGGATCTGAGTTTGCCTTTGAATTCCAAATGAAGCAGTTTATCCTTTGGAAGACTATATGTGTTATCCTTTATTTTGTACTTCACTTCAGCTTTTCTGATCATGGTCAGTAGTGGACGTATGTACCCTTTTGGACAGAATAACATGTCGTTCACTCGGTCATAATAGAAAAACTCATGGAATGGATGAATGTTGGGCGCAATGTATTTTCCATATTTGACAGCATTCTTATAGGCCATGTTGTCAAACGTAAGATCTTTTATAGCACGCTCACGGATCTGGGTGGGGAGTCCAAAACACTGGACTCCTCCACCAACTATTAATTTCACTGGATTGCTCATAAATCAAACTCCGATCTGTCTCCATCATAGGATTCTTCTTGCTCTTTCTCCCACATATTTTTCAGATCGCCACTATCATCCATATATATGAAGTGCGTGACATTATCATCTGTTACTGGCTTTTTGTATGGAGAAAGCAGATATAGTAAGCCCCATATCAGTAAATCAATTATGAACATACGCTACTCCTTTGCAAAGGACCATACAAATACAGCCGGTTTCCGTTTGATCAGCTTCTTGGCATTTTCATCTCCAACCAGTGCTTTGAAAGCCTTCGGAACAATTTGCACTATGCTTATGAAGCTCTTGGATTTCTTCATACCCTTGAGCATCTGCATGACTTCTTCCGGATTCGGCGGAATTTCAGTTCCTGCACGCTCAGTGACATTCAGCAGACCGCCATTCTTGGTAACGAACGATCCAGTAGCACTGAAATCATACTTGGTATTCATCAACAGATCGCGTTTGATGTCTTCATACTCTTCCTTCAGACGATCAATCTCCAGCTTAATAGCCTGTGCACGTTCGATTGCTTTAGCCTCTTTCCCACCTACAATAATTGCTCCCATGTCATTTCTCCATATTTTGTTCAGTGACTATTAAAAATACGATACCCGGTTCGATGTTCTTCGTCTCTCCACGCTCTTCCATTTCTTGGAATGTCTTCAACCACCCCCTTGGTATGGTATATCCATTTTTATCATATGGGGGATAGGCGTGTTCTTCGCTGACGAAGAACACGTCATCACACCCCGGCATCAGTGGATTTTGGACAACATAGAGTTTTTTACTCAAGATCATTTCCCTTTCTTGCAGAAATTCTCTATGACAGTTCGCAGGAGTGTGCTTCTGGTCACTTTCTGCTTGGCCGCTATCTTATCGAACTTTGCAAGTAGCTCAGGGGATACCGCCCCAGAGATTATAGTTTTGGGACTTTTCTGTGCACGGATCTCCTTCTCTGTCGCTGGCTTTGGATTTTCCTTCTTCGGCATCCCTTTGCCGATTTTTAGCTTGATCTTAGTTTTCTTGAGTTCCATTTCATTCTCCTCATTTGAGTTTTGCTGCTGCTTTGCGCAGAGCATCTCTAGCTCCGCTTGCGTAGTCATCCATATCAATAGCCAAGCTATCCAATTTACTGCGAATCTGCCCTATATCCTTGGCAACATATTCCATAGAGTAATGCATGAGTTCTGCCTTCAGCAAATTAAATAGATCTTCCGTATAGAGTGCTTTTATCTTTTCTTCAAATACATTAATGAGAAATGATTTCTGTCCCACTGATGGTTGATTTGTATAATTGTAGTAATCAGCATGGACGTATGCACGTTCCCTTCCTTTTCCACTCAGTGTGAATGTTATAGGAGGAACCGCCTGCCCACGAAGTATGAACGGAGATGGATCACCTTTGCATCCCCGCACATTCTCATAATTATCAACAAGTGGATTGATAAGGGGGATAAATTCCACATTGTCGGCAATGGTCAGTTGCTGGATAGATTTTACCATTGCTTTCAATTTATAGACATCATAGGTATCCCCATAACGATTTAACAACTCGTATGCGGAGCATACATTGAGATGTTTCCGCAAGGATACAAGGAATGGCTGTTCCCATGGTGTGTCGCTTTTCTTTGCGCCGGGGTATTCAATATATACGATTTTCTTTGCGTAAATCTCAGGAGTGCTGTGCATGATGAACCTCTTTAGTTGTGTTGTATGTTATTTTTACTGAAAATGCAACTGTATTATACTCTCCAGATATACTCTATCGAAGAATGTATTACCACATAATATTTCCTCCCTTTTACAGTTGATGTTCCAAATTGTACAGTAAAATCATCTTCCAGTCTTAGTCCGTTTCCTTTTCTCCCTTTCCAATCATATTGCGGAAATGCGTCACTGAGTTGCTCACATGAGATATGCCGCACAAGTGTTGTGTACTGGATATATCGCATATTATCTACAAGTTCATGGATAAATCCAGCGGGCAGACTAACGCAGCATCCAATGTATTCAGTTTTATTCATCATTTTCTTTCTCCTCTAATTTTGACATGCATTTATCCAGCACTTCATTGTTGAAATGTTCGCTTACCGCTTCATATACTCCCGGAATGGATAACAGTTCAGTGCCTGTGGTTTCATCCAATATTTTTACCAACATGGCATCAAACATTTCATCAGTGATTTTGTCATACTTTTTCATATTTTTCCTCCAGAGGCATGCCATTTTTCATCGGACCAATCATCCAGCATATTCAGGATGCCTGCCAATGCTTGGAATTCATCGTATGCTATTAGATGCGGTTCCAGATCACGCAGCTTATTGAATAGTCGATGAAGTGCATGCCTCTGCTGTTCCAGCAGAATCAGATCAACATGGTTAATAATAAGGGTATCTTCTTTTTTCATATGGCATTCCTCCACTTTAGGCTTTCATCGGCTTTCTCTACAAATTCATACCACCACGAATTTTTGTCGGCGTATATTTTTTCTGCCAGTCTTCTGCTCTCCTTCATCTGCTGTGTGCACATAATATGAATTCCACTTATGGATTCAGGGAATTCAATATGCCATTCAAGTACCTCGTACTCAGCACCAGATCCAGGATTTCCCGGATCATTCATGGATGGCATTACAGGAGGTTCTCCCGGATTATAGTCAAAATCTGTAATAATCATTTCGACTGGAATATCTCCGAAGTACAACGGAATTACGATTTCATCCCAATATGATGTCATTTCCAATCTCCCAGATAAGTTTGCAGATACGAATGAATAGGTAGAAACAGATCACTGCTGATATGATGCCCATTCTTCCTCCTTATGTTCCATAACATATGCGGTCAGTTCTTCCACCCAATTGCTACGGCAAACATTGGTTATTTTGTACTCGTCCTGTGATTCATAGGACCAATCACATCCGGCGATGATATCACCATGCACATTCAGATACAGGTTGCCTTCAGTGATGCACAACGTACCATCATCGCGCACATCAACAAGGAATCGCTCTTCCCTGTTGGGTGTTCTGTTAGGTAGTCCATTATTGTTGGCATTTCCCTCAGCTATAGGATTGTTGATTGTCCATGTGTCTTCATGGACAAAAGATAGAAAACGCAGTAGTGATCGTTTATGATGATAATCGAATTCCATTTCGTGAAATTCATCTCTGGAAATTTTCACGTATAGTTCTTCATCCACATATGCAGCAAGGTTAAGCAGCGCGTGTACAAATTCCATATCTTGTACAGTCCCATTTGTTGCAACATATGCAGAACTCACATCGACACCACCCTCATTCAATAAAGTGATAGTGTCAGCAATTACATTTGGAGCAAGTCCCGGCTCACCTCCAGAAAACGTGATAGTTCCAATATAACCAACTTCACTGAGCAGGGATTCAATGTGATCCATATTCATGTCTATATTCTGCCACATTCCGCGTAAACAATGGCCACACGAAAGATTGCATCGGCGGGTTGTCTCTATGATCAACGAATCAATTTGCAGCATGGTTATATCTCCTTTATGTGGATTATTGGAGTGGAATTTATCTGATTTCTATACCAATCTGCCATCTTCAGTGAATTCATATTCGTTTGATTCAATACTCTCTTTAATGCTTTCATCACTGGTTCTGTACTCATATTCTTTTTCCAGCATAATAGCATAGTCCTCCAGAAGTGATCCGAGAAATTCTGTGTCTATGTCTTGGCAAATATCATGTGCGATGTACTCATCCTCCATATCCGCATGATTTTCCTTTATAATTCTTTTGCGTTCTTCCAGATAGGCTTCCGCTGTTTTTCTGGTTTCACAGTCAGGTCCGTGCTCTTCGATGATACGTGCAGCAACAATTTCGGCGTATTCAGTGAATTCTCCAGAAGCATACCTGTTCCGATATAGGTCAAATCCAGTTATCTTTAACCCTATACGCTCAGCATCTTCATATACATAATCCCACCAACCACAATCCACATTGAGGTAGCGTAAATTGTTTAATGCATTCTCCTGTGCCTCTTTGGAAAGTTCTGCAAAAGGGTATACTTTAACTTCCATAATTCGCATGATTATATCTCCTTTGTGAATGGATGGAGGGGAGGAAACCTCCCCTCCAATTATTGGATCAGAAGTTCACCGCAGTCAAGCCAAGTGTATTATCCATGGCAGCAAGTGCACTCTCCTGCAGGTCCACGGAGGCGGTCACGTTCTCCACTTCATGGGTTGCAAACTGAGTCAATGCATTGAGTACTGTCCATGCATTGACACGTCCCTGCTTGACAGAATTGAGCAGAGTTGTGTCAGTTCCAATGATGGGCAGTTGCAATACCTTTTCCTGTGCACGAAGAGACATGTTGGATGCTTCCATAACATCAGCCAATTGCAATGTGGTGATCTTTTCCTTCATGTATGCCTTCCACAAATCGGTTGCTTCAGAGATTTTCTTCAGCGATGTGTTCAGGCTTTCCAACGCATTGTCCAAATTATAGGCATGGGACTTGTGCATCATAAAGAATTTTTCAGCCTTGAAGTCCGGATGTGCAACGATCATACCGTTGCTGCACACCAGACGGAACACGCCAGACACAGCCGAGAACCGACCAGACAGATCAATACTGTCTTTGACGATGATTCGGGGGATGCCGGGATCTTGCTTCTTTTTGGAAGGGGCCAAGTTCTGCGGAACTTCAGGGAAGCGATATTCCGCAAACATCCGTCCACCACCGGGAACGAAATTCAATTTGATCTCCGGCTTTCCAAACTCAGGAGATTGCTGCAGAATGGAATCCAGAGTGATCCTGATCGTATCTGCATAGGGAGTTACACGATACTGCTCAGACACTTGCCGATGATGGAATACCTTTCCATTAACTTTTGCCATGGTGATGAACTTGCCCCGTGCATAGTACAGATCCTCATCATTTTCATCAAATGGATTTGATGTAAGAATCTCTGCAATGGACAGCTCCGGGATGGACTCTACCCCTGCGATGGACAGACCGTTGTCATTTGCGAACTCTACCAGATTGGATACGCTCTCGTTGCTCTTCATGGTATTTCTCCCGTGTGATTTATGCTCGTTATTGAGCATTAGATGATTACTACATACTGAATTATCTGTCAACTACATTATAACTACTTGAATTACTTAGAGATTCCCAAGTTCATGGGTGCATTTTTCCCTGCTGCTGCTCCGGCAAGATATGCATCTCTGTTGAGATTCTTTGAAACCTTCGGTGGTTTACGTTTCGTGAACCCAAGCCGCTCACTCAATGCAGCATATTCCTTTGCCACAAGTTGATCCTTGAGCACGATGAGTTCACCATTCACATGTTCCTCCATTACATCTTTCATGGCCGCTTTCATACTTTGCAGTCGATCATGGATACTTGCCCATGCTCCAAAGTAAAAGTCACCACGTTTTGCATAACTATTCGGAAACAACTCCCATGCTTTCGCTTCCATGAAATTCTTCAGAACTACCGCAAAGTATGTGCAGGTTTCAATATCTCGTTCCAATCCTACAAAATGCACAGTACCTTTGTATGATGAGAGATAAACCTTGCACCCAAACGTGGAACCGATACTGATGGCGGTTTGTGCAAACCACTGATTGACTTTCCGCTTTTCATCAAACAGGATGTCAAGCCCCTCCTCATCTTCCAGAACTTCCTCGTTGCCAGAGTCAAACTTTGCAGCCTGCAACTCTGCTTCAGAGATGGAATACTTCATCATCAAGCGTGCCGCTGCATCCTCAGCCGTATCACCTTCCGGCGTACCCTGTTGATCAATAGACAGGGCCAGCAACTTGACAATTCTGTTCAGGATTCCTTGTTTCTTTTGATCCATCATCATTCTCCTTGGTTGGTATTTATTCATCGTGAATAAATTTGGTTATAAGAAGTATTCGGGAAATTTCTCACGCATGGATCTACGTCTTGCTGCTTCAGCTTCTGCTCCTTTCAGAGTTCTGTGTTTTGTGCGGATGAATCCTCCTCCTGCCACTTCATAGGCTGTCACCCCTCCATAGTGTTCTGTCCACCTATGCCCTGATGTTATGTTAAAGCAGGTCCGTGTCTTATAGATTTCGATGATACGTATCTCATCCATTGTATTTCCTTAGTCTTTTCATTTCATGGAATTTGATAGCTTCCTTAATAGCAACCACCATTTTCTGCGCATAGTATTGTTGCTTTTCATAACTCTTGGTCCATTCCATATAGAGCGAATAAAATACAGAAGTCACACTTTCTTCAACGTAAAGGCAACTGGGATTCCATGCAAAACCTATGAGTATGCATTTATTGCAGTACAGTCTTGTTTTGCTGCTATTATTGGCCATTGCATTAGCACAGGCATAGCATTCTGATACCGGCCTATATACCAACCGTGCCTGTTTGCGGAAATCCCAGAATGATTCCTTTTCTGTTATTCCAGGAGCACACATGAACTCCCAGTGGTAAAGACATTTATACAGAGCGTATAGGTCGTGCCTAGTCTTTTTCTCTGCTCTCCTTATATTGGACAAGTTAGTATCATCACTATCACATTCATTGATATAATCATAGTCAGTGCTCATAATATAGTCTCCACTTGTATCAATAAAGTATAGAACTTTCCAGATTGGCCCATAACATCCGGCACCATCCACTGCCGGATTTTGCCATCCAGATCCTTCCACGTCCTCTGCATAAAGTACAAGGTCCACTGCCATCTGTGCTGAGTGCTCCGAATCCTTTGCAGCGTGGACATGTCTTTACCTCTGCACTTTCCACTATGTTCTTGGAGTAATTGTATACTTTCACAAGACCTCCAATTGTTTCATAACTGCGTATGTCTTCTCTGTGTATGAGCGAGAGCCTGCGTCAATCTGCGGAGCCTCACCCTGCCGCCCCGCTGTGATCCATGCAGCATAGCGAACAATGGAACCATCGCGTTTTGAATTTCCCATGAATGCATTGAAGCAGCACGATACCGATCCATACTTGTTCTTTGCATTCGCTTCACTTACTCCGTTGGCAACCATCTTCTGGATGATCCTGTCCTTGGAGACTCCTTTGTGCAATCCACGTACTACAATTGCATACGGAGAATTTTCAGGGGTTGTTCTTGGGCCACGTGGTCCGCCTTTGCGACCGGTGCCTTCCTTCTTTGCTCTTGCTTTCTTCTCAGGCTTCAGGGACAGCTTTTTGCCCTGCACCATGCAGGCGGTTATGACACTCTCTTCCTGTGTGCATGCTGTGCACGTTCCTGCTCGCTCAATGGTCTTTCCTTTACAGATGGGTGATCCAAACGTCCTGCATGTCGTTTTGATCTCTCCAATTCCCTTTACGTCATGTGTAAAGGTTATTGTCTTCTTTGTAAACTTTTTCATAGTGTTCTCCTTTTATTCATGGTGAATAAATCATTTCTCTTCTACATCATCTTCTGTCTCTTCCTTCACAAACTCAGGCTCTGCTCCAATTACATGATATATAATGTAATGTTTCATGGCGCAGCAGTTCATGGATGCTGAGTTGATTGCCTTTGAACGGAATATGATCTGATACTTGTCGAAGAATGGATTTCCTAACTGATTCAAGTATGGATCTTGAAGATACATGGCTGTCCATTGTTCTTTGGTGTATCCAGCATATTTGGAACCACTCCATAGGCTGGCATACATTCGTGCTTTTGGAGCGTACTCATTGAAGAATTGATGTGTTGTTTTATTTTTCATGTTTCCTCCGTTTTATTCATGGTGAATAAATCAACGTCCCTCTTCCCTTGCTATGATCTCACAGAGACGTTTTGCATACGCATCCACATTGGACACGTTGTCAGGCATATCCACAATAAAGCGGACAACACCCTCATCGAAACTGCAATGAATTACAGTAATGGCCAATACAGCGATGATAATTTTCCGCATGATCTTCTCCGGTTAGAATTGGTGTTTAAGTTTTTCAATCTTTTTGATGCACTTTTTACAGGTTACTTCACTCATGTTCCCCGTAGAATCCAATCTGGATTTATCTACATCAAGGGGACCACTTTTTGGAATACAACATACAGGGAATTCAATCCCCGCATTGTTGAATAAACGCATACTCCGCAGATGGATTGATTTCTGTTTTGGCATACCTTGTCTCCAGTTATTCCACTTCTTTGTTCAGTGCATATGTGAATGTATCCAAGACATAGTCCTGCATATGCCATCTGTCTTTGCGCCTGATTCCAGTTACAGTGATCCTGTAATCCCATGCAAGTGATGCACGGACAATCACTTTAATATCACTTGACCATCCATCATAATATCCATGCTCATCCATATGATGGAAATCGGTGGTGATTACCAGTTTTTCTTCTGTTGATTTTTCAATATCCACATGCGTACCTGCATCGAATCCACTCCCAGATGGAAGATGTTCTTTAGCAAGGCGCAGGACAGCATCTTCAAATTTATCAGCAAGCTCCTGATTGCCGTGCTCTATATGATGTTTATAGTTGCAGATGTTCCGAACCAATGCCTTGTACAGTTTTTTCTTAGTCATCACATTCTCCATATAGTTTGCGGGAAATTGGATCATTCTTGATGAAAGCCATACACATATCTTCACAGAAGATACGGGCAGCTTCTGCGTCCTTTGTCCAGAATTCAATAAGCACCCACCCATCATGTCTGCAAACTGAGCCGCCTTGGAAGAACGGACGAACTTCTTGCTTTCTTTGATACCAATAGTCATCCATATGGTTACTCATAAGTACCCGGCACAACCATGTGTGGAATTGTATTGTAACCTCCCCTTCAAGTGCTGGCATGTTTCCATGTGGATGGTTCGGATTGAATGTCAATCCCATGTGTTTCAGACATTTACTTCTCATGTTTTTTCTCCCATTTCCGGTATACATGGAATGTATAGGTGTAACAATCACACGCCAACACCCCATACCTGCTTGCATCGTGTGTGTGGCGGAATTCTCTATCTTCCCCCACATGAACCATATTCCATCCGATATGATCACCGTTCCATGCAAGGAAAGCTGCCATATCCTCATCTGTAAACGTGTCAGTGTCGCCATAAGCGAGCGCACATGCCCAAAAATCAGGCAACATCTCTTCAACCTCTGTCAAAATACGATTCATTTCTCCTCCTTTTTATTCATGGTGAATAAATTAACATCTTCGGCGCGTTTCTAAGGTCCATGAGTTCAGGTCTTCCAGTAATGAGTGGAACATCTCTTCCAAATGAGGACTGACCCGTTCCACTGGAATCACCTCTTCCACATCTTCAGGAGACACCCATCGTTCCATTGAGAATATATGATTTGTACTGATCACCAGTGCCAAAATCATATATCCGGTTTTGTCCTTCGGATCAATCTGTACTATCGGGCACACTCTTCCATGACACTTTGCAAACTGCAATGGTCCAGTTGAGCCTTCCCTGTACAGGAAGTAATCCCCAAAGCGCAGGGTAGTGGATGAAAATCCACTAATTGATGAATTGATACAGCGGATCTTCCGTTTGTCCCTCTTCACATCTGATCGCAGTGTTTCCATTTTCAACATTTGTGTGCCTCCTCAAATTTATATATCTTCTACAAACTGATATGTTTCTTTTTTACGATCATACACAAGGCATTTTGTACGTAACCAATTTTTCCGCTGATGTTGCACAGGGTCATTTGGATCTGCTCCGCGTATCCGCAAGTGTGTGTAGTATGCAATGGCACGTTGGATGCAATCAACCATCAAATAAGCATGCCCTCCATTATTTTCAAAGAATGGATAATAAGCTGAATTGCAGTCATCTTGCTCACACCAGCACTCTTTACCTGCGGACCAGCTATAAGTTGTTCCGGGCATCCATGCAAATCCGGTGAGTATGCAATTATTACAATCTTCATCCTCTCCTCGTTGCATATTTTCATAGAGGTTCTGGCACGCCGCACACAACCCGTATATCTTAGGCTGTTTAGTCATTGTGATATATCTGATTTTGCAGGAACAGTTAGACTTACAATGGCAGGGCTGTTCATTCAGTGCCTTCCACATATACAAG